TTAAATCAACTAAAGAAGTTGATCTTGTATTTCTGTCTGAGAAGACTCTACCCTCTACAGGTAGTTTACAATTGTATAAAGTATCTTCACCTTTAAACTGGTATTTTACTTTACCTGGTTTTTTAGCATTAATACCTAAATACATTGGATCTACGTCATTATCTTCTGATCTCCAATGCTGAGGTCCATTTGGTCCTATTTTAACGCCTCCCCATACCTCATTGATCCAGAACCAATCTATATGTTCTCCTTCAATTAAATTATCTCTTGTTTTATCTTTAAATAATCTTGTGTTATATACAGGTTTATCATTTACTTTATAATCTTCATCAATTATTTTTTGTATAAGTTCACCAGTAGTATCTATTCTTGTAAGGTGACCTATTTTTCTTTGAGTTTTCCAATACACTGTAGTAACACGCATCATATCTGCTTGTCCCCATTGACTTATGTCATTACCTTCTTGCAATATCCAGTTTACAATATCTCCTTCAACACCAGGATTACTTCCATAGTTACTCATTAACTTTCTGTAATCTAAACTAGGTGATTCTGTATTCCATTTGTGTGATCTACTTGCATCATAATATGAGCCATCATTTTGCATACCATTTAACAAATATTGTGAGTTTCTAGCAGGATGTATATTTTGCATAGATCTTAATTGCTCTTCATCCATTAAATAACCATACTTGTCAATAACATCTGCAACTGTCATCATATCACATTTACCAGCAAAATTAGATTCTGATATATATCTTGACTCAGGAGATTTTTGATAGAATGTTAAAACAGGATTCCATAATTCTACATCATAATCATCCTCATTCATTTTAAAATGCCAAAACTCTCTATCACAAATAAGCATATCTTTAAATGCTCTTTCTTCAAGTTCTTGCATTTTAAATCTTTCTTCATCTACATTTAATTGATGTGATGCCCATTCTTCTATTAAACTTCTATAACTTTTGCTAAAAAAGTCTTCTATCTCAGGTAATGTTTTTAAATTTTCTGTAGATAATTGTTGTTGTACTTCTTCTGAATTAGGATCAGCTCCTTGCTGGATCATGTTTATCATAAGCTTGTTCTAACATCTCATTATAAGATGTATCATCTACAGCTCTAAACTGTACTTTTGTATATCTCTTACTAAATTCTCCTGTTAATACATTTACAACGTTTGGAATTATAGGATAAAATTTAAGCTCTAATGCTGACTCATCCTCTTTTGTTAAAACATCCATTAAGTCTGCATAGTCATTTTCTTCTTCAACTATGTAGTCTGTTTTATCAATTATACCTTTAGCTAATTTATAATTCTTTAAAAGTCTTCTAGAGTTTTTCTTAAGCTGATCCATACCTCTAGTTTCTAGCCAATCTAAATTCCAAGCAGCCCAATCATCATCTTTTTCTTTAGATGGTATAAATTGTAAAGGTTGATTCAGGTTTGCAAATTTGAGGTCCTTCTTAACCTTAGCTCCTTTCTTTAATTGTAGTGCATTATATACTTTCATATTTTAGTTGTCTTTTTCAACATAATCAATATACTCTGTTATGTAAACATACACAAAAGATAAATAAGGATCTGTACAGGTTGTTACGTATTCATACATTATTTTATATTTTTAAAAGGGTTTTTCTTCATTTTTTTTGCAGAGGTCTTTTTATTCCTACCAATGTTCCTAAACGGACTCATAGATAATTTACCAAATTTCTTTGACTTATCCAAGATTTCTAGTGACTTATCTCTCTCTTTACGTTTAACATAACCTCTATTTGCTTGCTGCATTTTAGCAAAAGCTACTAACGCAGAAAAAGAGACTAATCTATCCACGTTTAGTCCTTCATGGTATTGTAACATTTCAGTTATTAGCATTTTGTCAGGAATACGTTCAACACCATATTTACTTTTATAAACTTTACCTTCTTCATCTGTATCTTCATCTATAACTTCTCTGATAAATTCAATAGCATAAGATACTAAATGACTTTTAAATAAAGTACCAGTATTTTTCCAACCATATTCTTGGTATACTGTTTTGTTAGATCCTAAATCTTTTAAGAATACAATTTGTGATTTAGGTACTAAATATTTTTGTTTCCTTTTAGCAATCATGTATTGTATAAACAAAGATATATTATTTTCTACAAGTGTCCATGCGTTGTACCATTCTATAATTTTTAGTAACTGCTCATGTGTTTGATTTATATCATCATATCTACCACACCATGATGCTACAATTTTATCTCCCTCAACAAATGTTTCTAAACCTTCTGGTGTTTCTTTTGTTACTTCTATAGGATTTTTATATACAAAAATACTA